TCATTCGCCATGATTATCCTTTCCAGTTGATGCCAAAGGCCCCATGGGCCGCGCGCCGGGAAAGGACGCGAATGTGGCTGTAATTATGTCGCATTTCCCTAGTTCCTGTCCATCTCTAAATAGGACAAGTAAAAGTCAGCTGTCGCCAGTGAACTGGTGACTTTGATCACGTCGGTTGCCTCCAATATGCAAGGCACCCCGCTCAAGACATCCAAAGTCTGGTTCGTGGGCAGCGAGTAGACTTTCAACAAACAGTACGCAGTGGCCGCGCCAAGCGGGTAAACGTTGACCGTCAGGGCTGTTGTGGAGGCGTTTCTGTTTGTCACCCGCAAGGACGAAAGCACCGCCGTATTGGCGGCTGGCGCGGTGTAAATTGTGGTCTCAGTTGCAGCCGCTGGGGTCAAGAATTTCCGAAAGTACTTATTTGCCATGATCAGTTTGCCGATACAAAGTTGATGGTGAGAATCACTGACGGAATGGCAGGGCGCGTGGGGCTCGTGCCAGCGGCATAGTGCTCCAAATAGATGTCAAGGTTGTCTGACCACCAGGCAACCTCTAAATAATCGTTGGTAGGATCATCTACAGTGAAAATACCAGTAATCGCTGGAACTATGTGGGACCAAATGATGGCGGTTTTACGAGCAGGCACATCAAAGCGCGTGTTGCTTAAGGGGTAGTTGACCCCGGTGTCCTTGGCCCACACTTCAAACTCACCGGCTGTATTGCTGCGGTTTGTCACCTGCAAGGTGAAAGTCACCAGGTACTGACCAGCGCATGGTACCTTGATCCGTGAGCCGCTTTCCACGCTGATGCCGTTGGAAAACGCAGGAGCAAAAGTAAGCAAGTTCTCCCCTGTGATACTGGCGTTTGTCTGGTCCTGGTCCGAGATCATCATTGCCTGAGGCAAGATGATGCCGTTGCTGTTCTGAAACCCACGAATACCGCCAGCAAACCCGCCTCCCGCTCCACTGTTCATGGCCATCCATGTTGCAGCACCAGCGGTGTTCTCACTGGTGACAGGCGTATACGTGTTGTTGAGTTGAAGAATAACCTGCTCAAGGGAGCGCACCAGTTGGTTGAACTGCGACGCATCATAGGCAGGCGATGCGTTGGGCAGTCGGACGTTGGTAATTTTGCTCATCGCAATCCGTCCGGCTGGATGTCAACGCGCAACGTTCCATAGCGCCAGTTGGTATCTATATCACTGCTCTCAATGCGCAAGCTAATCTGTCTCCCGCGCGCGCGAGTGTCCACCTTCTGCGTGTTCGGGGCAATCACATACGGGTCAAGCGAGCTCGGACTTGCACTGGCCTGTGGGTATGGGCGCAACAACAGGTGAACAGTCAAGTTGCCCTCTTGATTCTTGAAGTCAGGGATGAACCGCTTCATGAACAGCATCTGGTCGCCGTCGCCAATGTCAAAATAACCAGACTTGACATAGGCGGTGATGGCCGCTCCATTGCCGTTCTTGCCGTCTTCTTGGTTGTATATCAATGAGCGACCGGCTGTCAGGCCATTGATTGTGCTAATCGTGGCGGCGGTGCTATCGGGGAAGTATTCGGCCGCAGTTGGGTTGCTGTACGTTCCCGAGTCTGTCCATGCGGTGCGGGACATGGTGCCAATAGACCAAACATTCTCTAAGTAGTTGTACGTGACAAACCGATCAATGTAGTCAGCGGTGAACGAGCAATACCACCAAGTGACCTCATTGAACTGTGTGTTGACCCCGATGTTTACCTTAGCGTTTTGGACAACGTTGATGTCCTTAAATACGTAATCCTGAACAGTACAAGCAAGCTTTTTAACAGTTCCGTCGAACATGAAGAAGGCGTCTTTGTCCATCCAAAACGCAACGCCGTTGACGTCAGCAGAGGCATGCGGGCCGATCAAGCCGCAGTTAGAGCCTAGCTGCTGAAAGCCAAAAGTGTAGGGAGGACCGATGTACTGCATACCATGCAAAGCACTGTCCGTCCAAATAAGAATCTGTCCTCTGGAACGCACAGCAGAGACGATGTGGTTGCCGTCCGTGAGCCGTTGTCCGCCGGCCGTGTTGGTTGCACTCTCAACAAAACTGTTGATGTCCTCTTGGTTGGAGAAGCGAACAAACATAGGGTCTTGGGTCGATGGAGACCCAATCGTGTTCTCTGTTCCAAAGCACACCAAGTGCCTGTCTGGGGTAGACACAACCGCATAGGTGTTCTTTGTGGGAGCGCCTGATATGGCCGTTGCGCGTGTGGTAATACCTGCGCTTGTATCAAACAAATAGATAGCGCCGTTCGCAATCTGGCATACAACGTCTTCGCCAAAATTATCAAACTGCCAGACCCGCGAATCAAGGGCCACGGAAGTAGATGGCGGCCTTGGTGTTCCCCAGGTGCTCGCGCCCCACGTGCCAACGCCCCAACCATAGTCAACGGCGCTAACCGCTGTACCTACGTTGATCTGATAAGCAGCGTCCGCAGTGCCTACAGCGTTAGCTGTGGACGTGGCAGCGGCCGGAGAAATGATGGTGTATTCGTTGGCATTTGTGATTAACTGAACCTCAAATTCCCCAGTCAAACTTGCGTTAGAAATGCCTCCAGGGTTTCCTGTTACGTTTGAAAACGTAACAAAGTCCCCTGCAATACAACCATGCGCGGTGTCATTGACGGTAACAGTAGTGAGCGTATTAACGGTGTCAAAGGTAACCCCAACGGCCGTTCTGCGAATAGGGGTAACGTCTCCCCACAAAGCGCCGTACAAGGCGTACAGTTTCCTGTTGGTGCCCACAATCATGTAGGGCGCACCATCCAAAGCATTCCATGTATATATCTCGCTGATCATGCCAACCAGATAAGACGGGGACTCATTAAACTGGGTCCAGCCGCCTATCTTCTCAGGAAGGCCATAGCGAAAGCGCACGTAGTCCGAGTCAATCCAGCCGCCTTCAGCGCCGTACTCGGTGTTTTGTTTGTCTACACCAGGTTTGAGAACAATTCGTGCGAGTGCCATGGCTTATCTAAATCCTGCGGTTTTCTTTGCGATCTTCTTTGGTTGAGCCACAAACTGCTTTCCTGCCGCCTTGCCCTTGCGTTTGGCCTTGGTCGTGGCCGCATATTCAGCAGGAGACAAAGATTTGATAGCTGCTTCAGGGAGATACCGCTCACCTGTTTTTGACGAAGGCTTCCCCGACTTAGTGCGCCATTTCTGGTCACCCCAGTTTTTAAGGGATTGCTGTGGAGCTTTCAATCTCGGTAACCCCCGCCCGCCGCCTTGTATTTCTTGGCCACAAGCTGGGCTTTCCTGGCCGACCACTCTCCAGCGCCAGTGCCTTGTGTCGCGGCGGCTTTCACCTGAGACACAATCTTCTTGCGCAGAGTTGGCTTTGTGTAGTTGCCCGCAGCGTTAACAGTAGATTTTTTGGGTTTTGCTTTCATCTCAGGCCATTAATCCAGGGACATACTGTGTTTTACCAGCGACTTTCATGGCGGTCAACTCTTGTTTCTTAAGATTGGCCGGGTCAAACGACACGTGCACCCAGCCACTATCGGGTATACCCGGAGTGTAGAACTCCAGGATCAACTGGGTGTAGTCCAGATTATCCATGATCCATTGGGCAAGTTCCGCGTTGGGGACACCAGGAATCTCAATATCGGCTGCTCGGCCAAGGCAATGGTCTGAGGTCTTTGATCCATTCACCGCAGCATTGGACTCAGGGCTGCGATAGCCCGAGTTCACCTTGACACCCTTGGCAAAGTGGTCACGCACGGGCTGAAGAACTTTCTCCGCCAAGAGCCTTAAGGACGCAATCTCGACTTCACCGGGGGTATTGTCAAAGCCCATGCGCAGGGCTGTCTCGGACTTGGTCAGTTCGTGCAGGGAAAAATTGGCTGTAAGTTGGGTCATTTAAAGCTCCTCATTTTTTCGTATTGGTCAATACAGGCGTTGAGACTGCGGATGGCTTGGTCCCCTCGGCTGGTGAGATCGACAAGAGATTCAGCAATTCTTGGGTCAAGCTCGGCTCTTGTTTCTGTATCTCCAGCGGGAGCGGGGGAATCTGCGGTGGTTGGTACGGCGCACTCGGGGGTTTGGACAGGAACGAACAGCCTGAGCTTGCCAGAGACAATATCATTACGAAGCTTATTCTCTTTAACTTTTGCAACATCGTTAGCTTTCCTTAAAGTTTGGGCGTATGTCTGAGCAACCTCTCCCATACGCTGTTCCGTTTCCCGTGCCTTGGCATTCAAGGCGGCAATCTCAATTTGCTGGCGCTCGTACTCATCTTGTTCGCCCTTGTAGTACCCGCTACCAAAACTGCCAAGCAGGGCAAGGACAACGCCAAGAATCACCCAAGGGTTAAACAGGCTTAACATCATCGGCTTTCATCATGGCATCAGTCTTGTCTTTGCTGGACTTACTCGACCCATAGAAGAACGAAATAATAGTGGCAACTGCTGTACCCAGCAAGAAGCCCAAAATGATATTGGCAAAGTCTCTACCGCCCTCTGGCAGTTGGACAAACGTCACGCAAAAAAAGTAAATGACTGAGGTCGTTGACCAGAACCAAGCAAAGTAATAAATGAAGTGCTTGGCGGTTTTGTCATCTGGGCTTATGGCTGTAACGTCAAACATAATTTACTCCTTCCCTGTCAGGGTTTTTATGGGTTTGTTGACTGTAGTTTTTTCTTCCAAGATGGCAATGTGCATTCGGTTCTCTGCGATCTGGTCACGGTTGCGCTGAATTTCTTTCTCCAAGTCTTGGCGCAACTTTTCCCTTGCCAACTCAGCCCCCGTGTTGCTGGCTTGTTTGTTGTCAGAGGTCACCACCAAACTGATTTTGCTGTTGAGGATGGTTACTTCATGCGACAGATTGGACAACGCTGACATGAGGTAAACCACACACGAAAATAAAAGAGGCAACAAAGCAAATGTGATTTTCTCAACTAAAGCGCTTTTAGTTTCCATTGCTTGAATTTTTTCTTCACTCATTTTTTTTCCTCACGTTCTTTCTGTTCGAGATTACGTCTAAGTTTTTCTACCTTCTCCACCTGCGTTTTAACCTCGCGCTTGGCTTCCAAAATATCCATGTACAACATGCCCATTAGGGGCAAAAGCAAAGCAATCAAAAAACACGCAGCAACCCAACCCATTACGTCTTCCCCCAGCGATTTACCAGGAGCAGGAGGAACCACAGGTACAGGAGGAATATAGTAGTTCCGATCAGGTACGCTGACTTTGCCTGGAAGTTTCTTTTTGCCTCCCGCCGTTGCCATTGTTTGTACCTCTGCCGTGTTTCCTCTTTTAGCCTTGCTTGTTCCTGTTCCTGACCTATGATCTCCCGCATCTCAAAGACCCTGCTGTACAACGCGCCCATCTCAGGCGGGGATTGATACACCATCGTTTCTCTGACCGCCACAATCAATTCTGCCATCTGCTGTTGCGCCATCACTCGCTGCAATGCAGCTTCCATCAAGTTGGCATCAGGGTCATAGACGTTTTTGGACTGTTCTTCTGCCTCCCGGATAAGCGTTGCTAGTTGTTCTTCAAGCCTAAACAGCTTCGTAAGCTGTGTAATGATGTCTGCCATGACCTGGGTTTCGTCAACGGCAACGTAGGCTTCCTTCTTTTTCGCCACAGGCTTGGGACTTGCTGGTTCGGGGTCTGTTCCGAAGAGCTTTTGCCAAAAACTTCTGACTGCTTTAGCATCTGAAGCAACTTCATCAACAGTCTTCTTAATCTCCATGAAAGACGTTTTAGCGTCTTTGTATAGCTTGCATCCCTGCTTAATAGCAGCGACGCAGGCATTGGCCGCAAAGAGGATGCTGAGTGGGTCCACATGCGCGTGCTCATTTACATGGTGGAGCCAGAGGCCGCTGGGATGGTCGTGACCTGGATAGAGGTGCTCTTCTTGAGGTCAAGAGGCGTATTGCAATCGGAGCAGGTGTCCGCCTCGAGTTCTACCTCGTCCAGGTCGTAGCCACAGCTTGCGCACACGATTTCAATTTCGTGTGCAGGCTCTATGACGCCATTAGAGAGAGTCGTCGGAAGTTTGAATAGCTTCATTTTGTTTCTTCGCTTCCGTTTGAATGGCCTCTATGACCTGAAAGACTTCAGTGTATGGGCGTGTTCCAAGGTATTGCAAGATGGCATTTACCAAGTTGGTTGAGAGTTTGATTTCGTTCATGGTGTCTCAAGTGCTGTGATTCGTGCTGTCAGGTCTGTGATGGTGCTGGCTTGGGTGTCAATGATTGTCTTCATCTCTTGGATTGCTTTGATAAGGCGAGCATCGTTTTTGTTCATGTCGGAAAGCGTAAGAATTCCATCAGCGCCTTCACAAACTAAATCGGGATATATTTCTTGGACTTCTTGGGCAATAAAACCTATCTGGTGTCCCTCGCCGTTTTCATAACCTTTGAAATCAAACTCAACAGGTCGTAACGCCATTATGTTGGCAAGCTGAGAAGGCAAATCAACAATGTTTTCCTTTAATCGTCTATCAGAGTAAGCTGTAAAGGTTGCAGCAGCTACTCCGTTTGCAGTGATACTTCCAGTGGCAACTGATCCATTATTACAGAAGAATCTTGTGTAGACTTGGGATGTGGTTGTAGTAGCAGACCCCTTTCTAAAATCAATACATGGCGAACCGTCCGTAGAACCAGCGTCTATTGAAACTCTAGCACCTGCATTCCCAGATGTTTGCCC